AGACCGGAAAATGATCCCGCGCCCGCGCCCGAGCAATTCAATGTAACATTTGCAGCTGGTTGTATTGTTTGTGTAGCAAGATTTGCAGTCGATGTGTTGGCAAGAGCAGTTATAGTTGCACTTAACCCGCTGCCAATTCCGGTGATAGTGAGTGTTGTATTGGCTCCGATTTCGTATCCGGAACCACCATCTACAATCGTAATTGTGGCAGAGTTTGATACACCTGTCGAAATAACTCTTGCGGTTCCTGTTGCGCCGCTCGACTGACCAGTAATTCTTACTGTATCGCCGACGTTATGATAACCGCCGCCATTAAAAATACTTACATCGACAATAGCACCAACAGAAGAAAGAACTTCTGCAGAAAGAGTATTAGTTTCATCTTCAATTGTTTCGCCTTCTTGAAATTGTCCGCTGACATTTTCAACAAGAAAATAGAATGTTTTTATTCCTTGAATCAAAGTAGTATTGACTTCTTGAACTCTTGCAGTCGCGCCACCAGAACTTGTGATCAAGCGCCCCGAAAAACTTGCAGGACTTCCAACAAATGGCGGTCCAACGAAAAGTGTAGTTGTCCGTTCCCATCTTCCATCAGACGCACGAAGAATATCGGCTCCTGGATAATAGAAATCGACTTCTGTATCAAAGAGAGCGCGGAACATTAACTTATAAGAATTCTGCGAACCGCGAGCCTTATAGAAATCTTGAATATATTTTGTGAGTAGTCTCTTATCTACTTGAACACGTTCGGGTATATTGACCATAAATTCTTTACGAAATTCTTCAATGAACGCATCTAATGTTCTATCGATATCATTATAATCGTACAAGCTGCGCGTAGCATGAACAGCTCCTGGTCCGTTCGCAGAAGTAGAACGTTCTAGGAATTCGTAATATGCTTTGAGGAACGCAACGAATCGCGGTCCATCTTCACGCATAAACTCAGGAAACTGAGCCTCTACCAGCGAAGATATTTTGGTGTAGATTTCGTCGGATCCAATGATTGCCATTTTAGTACGATGTCAACGTTAATAGATTTGATTCATTGATTGTTTGATTTGTGCCAAGAGTTGTGGCATTAATCCGCGTTTCACGAATACCTGTAGCATCATTTATGACATCGATAACGGTTCCGGAAATCAGCAAAATTTGATTACGAATCGGCTTGATATCATAAGAAACAAGTTTAGCAATAATAGAAAGATCAGTACCATAACTAGAAGCAACAAAATTAATAATGTTGATTGTTCCTGTAGTATAATTCACAGATCCAATAACATCTTCAAGATATACTCTTGTTCGATTTGACAAATAATAAACACGAAGATTACCATAGCCATCATCGTCGAAATAGCAATTTGCGGTTCCTTTATATGTGAAGGAAGAAGAACTAATTGCATAAACGTGCCCATCGTGTGGATGCTCTAAGGAACGATTGAATCTTATAGTGTAATTTTGAGATGATGCTGTTGATGGTCTAAACCGCTTTTCGGCGGACATTGTAGCCTGTGAAGATACAATCGATGAATCCGAAGAATCAATCAGATCAAGGAATCTAGAATATCTAAATGCGCCATCAAATGAATTTAGATTTGTTGTTTCATAGTTAGAAACTTGCGTCGAAATCTTATTTGCAATTTGTGAGGCGGTTAGAGAGGTCGCGTCTTTGTTGTATCGAACCACAATAAATGGGCGCACATACAGATAAGTTGGGTCGACGAACTCAACATCAATAGACTGAATATTATATTGGTCAAGAGTTAGTTGAATCGATCGTTTTTGTGCAGAAGAAACGAGAGTTCCAACCTTTGGCTTTACGCAAGCAAAAACTTTACCATAAACTGGTGGATCATTATCTTCACCGCCCCAAACGCTGGCTTGAGCGATGCTTGTATTTTCGCGGAGGATGATTCTTTCGTAGTCTTTTGCTGTTACTGCGCGATTCTGTGTTTCATAGGAGCGAGGTGCGTTGAAACGAATGTCCTCGATCCCTTCTGGTTCGACTCCGCCAGCAGCGCGTTCTGCAGTGGTAATGGTGTAATCTGTTTCGCCATCAATATTAGCAGTCGAAGTAAATGTTCCTGCACCATTTGGGCGAGTCGCACTACAAACACGATAATCTACAGTTACGACATCACCAGACTCTGGCTTTTGACCAAGGATTCCATCGCCGAAAAGAACTTTGTACCGCTGGTCGCGATCTGGCTCGATAAAGAAGACTTTCGAAGAACTGTTGATTGTATTCAGATCGCTTGCGCGAATATATGTCTGGGCAGCACCCGAAGAAGTAACCCGAACAGCAATGCTTCGCGTATCGACGTTATCGTTCTGAAGAACGAACGCAGTGTTAGTTGAACTATAAACGAAATCGTGCTGCAGCGGAATACCTTCAGTGATTTGAATGTAGTCCATAAATCCATTCGTTGTATTGCCAGAAATCGTATAAGAAGTTGGCGTCACGAACTGATATGCGATACCATTCACCGTCGAAGTGAATGAGGTATTTTTGGGAATAGTCAGAGTTGGCATTACGTCTGTTGCCACAGCTGCGTTGAAGCGGATTCTTACATTGGCTGTTGCGCCTTGAGCAGACCGAGGAAGATACCCAAGTTTCTTTGCGTGTGAGGCGACGTTCTCGTAAAGCTGGGCTGTATCGAGGAACGATTCGTTCACAGCCATGTTTGCATAAAATGCATTGTAATATGTATTGTATGCAAGAAGATCGAGCAGAGTACCGATTGCCGAATCGTCGAAGTTGAAATCGGCGAACTCAGGCTTCGCGGCAATAAAGGATTGGAGATTCGTGCGAATCGTTGGGAAATCCAACCCAGTTACAGAAATTGATGTATTAGCTGCCATTATCGGACTCTCTCAAGAATAAGTGTTGTTTCTACTGGCTCTTTTGCATTTATTGGGCGATATACAACATTGACGCGAAGCGAGTTGCCATCAGGGTCGGCAAAACAAGTCACGCCAAGAAGAACCGCTCGAGGCATATAGTTTGCGAAAGCAACCTCAATATCTTTCTTGACCTGCATTTCGGTCATTGCGGAAATATTTTCGAACAGGCGACGGCGAATATCACAACCAAACAGCGGGCGATATGGGCGTTCATACTTATTAGTCAAGACAAGATTCTTCACACCCTGCTTCACCGCATCGTTATTCTTCTTCAGGATCAGCTTCCCAGTCTGTGGATGTGCGCGCATATTCAGATCGAAGTCCTTATATACGATTGTCTTGGTTGCTGATGCCATACTTTTTTCTCCTTAGACCCTATTTATTTCAAAAAATCCCTTTACTTATTCTAAAAAAGTATTATAATGAGGAATGTTCCGAAGGGTCATATTATATTAATTACCAATAAAAACATTGGAACTTCCAGTTGCAGCATCACCGCAAGTCGCTAAGTCTTCCGCATTACAAACTGCAATTCCACCAATGAACACATTATTAGAACCAGCAATCATAGTTGGCGAATCGTGAGGAGAATCACCATGACCAGCAACACTATCTCCATGAACAATGATTTCTTCACTATTTGCAAATACTGTCGACTGACTTGGAATCAAATCTCCGCCAGCAGTATCATTATCTCTACAAACGCCTGTTGATGCCATTATGATTCTCTATGGGTTCAGATCTATTCTATTTGCACGAACTTCTTTATTACCTTTAACTTTTTCTTTATCATTCCCATCCGTATATTTAAGCGAATCACCGAGAACGATTTCCATCTTATCCTTAGCAACTGTTATGTTCTGTTTACCATTAACATTGATAGACTGATCTTTTGCTATAACTAATGTATCATTTCCGGAAACTCGCTCGAGCGCGTCTCCGTTGATTTGATATGCCCGATTACCAAGGACATCTTTTGCATCGTTTTTTCCAATCTTAGTTAGCATATCACCATGAACCGTCAAACAGTAATCGCCTTTGACTTCCTGAATCAGATTGTTAGCAAATAACATGCGGCAGGTGCCATTGATTGTAATGTTACAATCGCCTTTGATCAGCACATTCTTTTCGTCTGCTACAATTTCGTAATCATTTCCAACAACTTTCGTCACGCGAGAACCATCTGGCTGAATCTCATAGAATGTGCCAGTTCGATGGTAT